CGCAGTACGACGCGCCAGTGATGAACATCTGCCACTGCACCTGATCCACATACTCAGGTGGCACTGGGTACAACTGCCAGCGGTTGCTCGTTGAGGTCTTGATCTCTACGAGACCGTCGGTGTCGCCAATGATGGTGCGATCAAGCGATGCCATCGCCCAAGGGTGCTCCTTGAGTCGCACGATGCCGTTGCTCTTTCGCAACTTGCGGCCAGTCTCGGCGGTGTAGTAGTCAGCGACTGCCTGCTCTAGCAACTGCCCACGCTGGGCTGCTGCTCCGACTTCCTGCTCACCGACATGGCCAGTCAACTCTGCCCAGAGTCGGTACGCAGTCTTGAATGGCGAAGTGCCGTTGATTGCGGTGATACCGGTGGCGGTGATGCCGCCCTTCCGCATCTCGAACCACTCTGGGCTGCGCTGTGGCGCTGATACAAACTCGTAACGCTTGCTCACTTGACCTCCTGCATTTGCTTGAGCGCCTTCTCTGCGGCGCGCAGTTTGACTTTGGCGGTTGCCAGTCGCTCCTCATCTCCTGACTTGTAGATGTCCACCACCTTGGTCCAGTGGCTCACCTTGCAAGGTGGGCAGAGGCGCTCCAGCAGCGTTGGCTTCGTCTCGGTTGCCATCTGCCGGTAGCAGATGCTGCACTTCCACTTGGTCATCGGATCACCAACTCGAACAGGATGACCGCGATGATCCACGCCGCCATCAATGCGACGGTGAACTTGGCGCGTTCTCGCGTTCGCTCTTGTCGCTCTAGGCGCTGGTACTCCGATGTGAAGTACGGCCGCACTACCATCTTGGGCGTGCTCTTACGATTGACTTTCATACTCGTCCTCCCATCACCGTAAATGCAATCAAATAACCCAGGACTGCATACAGCCCAAGGATGATGCCGTGAACTAGACCCTTGCGAAGAGCGGCGCGCATTAGCGTGCCGCCTTGAGGGTGATGTTGTTGTTGACGCACTTGACCTTGTAGATGATTGGGTTCATCTGGTAAGCGGTCACGCGAACCTTGCCAGTGAAGTTCTGGCCGTTCGATGAGGTGAATCGGAAGCCCTCACCCAGTAGGGTGATGACTGCTGCCGGATAGTTCTCGCGAACGATGCGGCTGACGATTGCCATTGCGATGTTGCCCTGCATTTTGACCTCCTATGTCAGTCCAACCGTCTGGCTGGTTTCCTCCTGACAAGGTCAGTATAGGGTCAACGGTTCGCGGCTGTCAACCGTGTTGCGTGAATATCTTTTATGCAGGGTGGATAGCCCCTGGGTGGGGAGGGTCCACCCAGGGGAAGCCGCCTAGGACGGCTGCGACAAGTCCTCTAGAGCGAAGGCGATGAGGAGCCTCAGGCAGATGCCACACAGGAGCACCTGCTCAGACTCCACCTCCCACACCCTGCTCTGTAACTCACAGACCGAGCAGGTGCCAAACGGCTTGGCTACTCGGACTGGCATGGCTAGTTGCGCTTGAGGCCGTATGCGCCGTTATCACGGTCAAGCGCCTTGACCACGATGCCCAGCCCTGAGGCAAGACCGGCGGAGACGATGGTGCGGAAGTCGCCACCCTGGATGTCCAAGAGTGGGATACCCAGACCGAGCGCCACCGAGATGCTGACCGTGAGGAAGGTGCGGACAAAGTCCAGCGCGATCTCATCGATCTGCGTGTTCGCGGCGACATACTTGATACCTGCCCAGATTCGGTTCATGCCCTTTTCCTTTCTAGTCGCAGCGGCTGCTGCATTGATGACGGCGAGACCGTCTGCGGCGAGCGCGCCCCAGTCAGCCTTGCCGATCTGATCCAACTGCGCCTGTACAGCGTCAGGTGTCTTAGTACCCTCTGCCACCTTTCGTGGCTCTGCGTGGCTCCTAGGTGCCTCTACGGCGATTTTAGGAGCAGGGGCTGGCGTAGGTGCGATAGGCACGACTGGCGTACTGGCAACTGGCACGGCTGCTGGCGCAGGCGCGGCTGCCTTCTTGCCTGGGTGCGTGACGATGAGCAGGCACTTGTAGTCGACTGGAACCTTCTTGGCCTTCACCTTGCTGTTGGCGATCTGGCGCAACTGCGCCTCTGTCACCGGCACGCCGTACTTCTCAGCGGCGGCTTTCTCGTCGCGTGTCGGACAGGTCCACTGCCAGCCGTCAACCTCGTCATAGCCTGCGCTCGTCATATGGCCGTAGCCGTCGGTGATCTTCTTAGGGTCGGTCTTGGTCCAGTAGCGCTTCCAACCGTCGTGCCACTTGCTGATTGGTACGCCTGCTGGGTAGCCGACAGGCTGCTGCACCCAGACCATCAACGCCGCGCCAGCCTTGGCTGCGGCGACTGCGTCTTCCCACGACTTTGCATAGCGAGCCTTGCCACCGAGTACGGCGATGGTCTGCGCGGCTTCCTTCAGTGAGCCGCCTGCGTCGCTGATCCCCTGCTTGTCCTTACGCCCTGTCGCCTTCTCGAATGCGGCGACTCCCTGAGCAGCGGTGTAGTCAACGGTGTAGCCAGAAGCCCACGAGACGGCGGCCGCGCAGGATGACCAGGTGCAGTCATCTAGGATCTGCTTTGCGCCCTTCTGCTGCGCTTCAGCGTCGGCGTAGAGTTGGCTCTTGACCTTGTACTTCACGCTGGGTTCTCCTGCTTGATGAGCAGGGCGAGTGCGCGACCGGCTGCGTCGTAGTCAAGGGCGGCGCTGACTGGGTGCCCAGCCGTTACGCCGACTGCGTACTCTTTGCCGTCGTTCTCAATGCGCCAGAGCGTTCCGCCGAACGCGGTGTGATTGTCGTTCGGTACGACTGCGACCCACTCCATAGGCGCGGTGTCAACGCGCGTCCAACCCTGTAGGTGTACCTGCTCGATGTGGTCTGTGTGTGCCATCAACCCTCCATCCACCGTAGTGGTCCAGTCAGCAGCCAGATCAATGTGAGACCGCCGAAGAGTGCGGCCATCGTGGACTGCGTGTCGCCCTCTGGCAGAACGACCACAGCGAAGAGCAAGCCTAGAATCGTCCAGGCTCCACCGACGAGATCAACGATGATGCGCTTGATCACTTGGTCACCTTTCTCGCCGCAGCCGCAGCGCTAGATGCAGCAGCCACAGCAGCACTTGCCACCTGGCTGATCACGATAGCGACCGCCACCGGCGCAGCCTTCTGTTTCTCGGCAGGTGAGAGATCCTTGCCTAGGTTGGTAATCGCTTCAATCGCCTGCGTGACGGTCTCAGCGACAGCAGCGACAGCCTCACCAACTGCCGCAACTGTTTGCTCTGCAATGTTATCTGGTGACGGTGTCGGTTCAGGTGTTGGCTCCACGCTCGGCTCTGGTGTTGGCGTTGGCTCTACTGATGGTTCAGGAGAATCCACAGCAGTGGGAGTAGGAGTAGGGGCGACTGTCGGAGTAGGAACTGGCGACGGCTCGGCCGTGGGCGACGGCTGGGGTGTGGCAGTCGGTGTCGGTTCTGGGGTTGGTTCAACACTTGGCGACTCACTTTCTGTAGGGCTTGGGGTAGGCTCCGGCGATGGAGTTTCTGATGGACTTGGTTCTGGCGTTGGCTCAACAGATGCCTCTGGGCTTGGCTCTGGTGACGGCTCTGCGCTTGGCTCTGGCATTGAGAGCGCGCTTGTAGTCAGCCACTCAGTTGGCACGGTGCCGTAGCCGAGTGTCGGTGCGCCAAACCAGAGACGCGCGCACGCGCCACCACCCCACTCAAACATCCAGATGTCGAGTGCGTAGGACTGACCTGCGATCAAGTTGGAGTAGCCCTCATTCGGTCCAGACCAGTGACCACCGCAGCCGTGGAAGTTCCAGTCATCAATCGTAAGCACGCCGTCTAGCGTCATCCTCCAGCCATCGTCGCTCCAGTTGAGGAACTCCCACTGGCCGCTCTCTGGCACGGTCAGCCAGCCTGTGAAGTTGATCACGAAGAAGTCGCCTGGGCAGCCCTCTGCCGGTGGAGCGCCGCCCCAGTCGTAGTCGATGTTTGGCACGACGGCGGAGTAGCACGGCTCGCTTGTCGGTGGCGTGACCCACGGCTCGAACGGCCACGACATCTCTGGGTAGACGGTCATCGTCACGCCCTGCTGCGGCAGGTCCTCAGCGCGCACGATGGGCAGGAAGATGAGCGTGCTGAAGACGATCCCTAGCAGTGGGAACGCAGCGCGCTTCACTTAGCGAGCAGCGATGCGAGTAGCGGCACAAGTACGCTGAACAACAGCGC